CGTATGAAAATAAGACTATTTCTAAGATTAGAATCATGTCTGATAGTCACCAATTGGTGAGGGTTGACCACGGCAATATCGCATATCCATATACAAATAAACTTGAAAACGTTCCAGATGTAATAATCGTTTCTGACTACAATAAAGGAACAATCCACAATGAATACTTAGAATATCTTATGGATTTTGGTGTACCTGTTATTATTGATCCAAAAGGAACGGATTGGTCTAAGTATAGTGGTGCGTACTGTTTAACTCCTAACAAAAAAGAGTTTGAAGAAGTGTATTGTGAGTTTTCTATTACCAGTGCATTACAAGCAGTAATAGAATTAGACTTACAAGGAATACTTGTTACTCTAGGTGCAGATGGTATGCATTGGGTCGGGAAAGACGGTCAATCTATTTGGTTAGAATCTGAAGCAAAAGAAGTATTTGACGTTACTGGGGCAGGAGACACTGTTATAGCAACGTTTGCGTCATTCTTACACGAAGGTGTCGAAAGTGCTATGAGAAAGGCAAACAGAGCAGCCGGAGTTGTCGTCGGTAAGGTCGGAACGGCAGTTCCTATATATGATGATGTTGTAGAAAAGGTTGTGTTTACCAATGGTTGTTTCGATATCATTCATAGTGGTCATATTGCATTACTAAAAGAAGCATCTAAGTTAGGCAACCGATTAATCGTTGGATTGAATTCAGATAAATCGGTTGAACGTATTAAACGTAAACCTATTAACAACGAACAAGAAAGAAAGATAGTATTGGAAAGTATTGAGGGAGTAGACGAAGTTATTATATTCGACGACGATACTCCTATGGGTTTAATTAAAGAGTTAAAACCAAACGTGATAGTGAAAGGTGGCGACTACACAGTAGAAACTGTTGTTGGTCATGATATAGTTGATGAAGTAGTAATTTTTCCAACGTTAGAAGGAAAGAGTACAACAAATATTATTAAAAGGATTAAAGAAAAATGATTATTGTAACAGGTGGTGCGGGTTTTATTGGTAGTAGAATTATTAAAGAATTGAATCAAAAAGGTCATACTAATATTGTTATGGTTGACGATATGACAGACGCAATTAAAATTAATAATATTCGAGATTTACAAATTGAAGACTACATTGACAAAGAAAACTTCATTGAGGTATTTCAAGTATTGGCAGAAAATAAGATGGTAGAAGAAATATACCATCTGGGTGCGGAAAGTTCAACAACGTGTTCTGATGGTAAATATCTTATGAGTAATAATTATCAATTTACTTGTAATATAATGAACATTTGTTCCAGTAATGATATACCTTTAGTTTATGCTTCTTCTGCTTCTGTATATGGAGATAGTACAGAATTTGACGATAAGTCTGACGACTACATGCCTAACAATATGTATGGATTTTCAAAACTTCAGGCAGATAAGTATGCTCGTGATTTAATTAAAAACAATAAATCTAAAATGATTGGGTGTAGGTATTTTAATGTATATTCTGATGGTGAGTTTGAAACGCATAAAGATGGTATGAAATCACCTACTGCTTGGATGAAGGAACAGTATGAAAAATACGGACAGGTTGAATTGTTTGAGGGTTCTGATGAATTCAAACGTGATTTTATTCATATAGACGATGTTGTGAAAATGACAATATCTTTAATGAAGTCATGTAAATTGCACATATCGAGGTCTGGTGTATATAATGTAGGAACGGGAACTGCTCGTTCTTTTGTTGATATGATTGAAGAAGTGGCAGGCGACGTTAATATAGAGTACATAAAAATGCCCGAAACATTGTCCGAGCATTATCAATCGTTTACAGAAGCAGATATGTCTAATTTTCCAGCAGATTCATTTTCACCCCACTTTGACTAGGTTCTTCTGATTTATTATTAAAATCATACCCTTTGTCTTCTTTTTCAGAAGAACATTGGGTTTGTTGTTGACTATCTCCTGGGTAAATTCTATAATTATCTTCTTCTGAGTCTGGACTAGAGCATTCCATAATAGAAGTCATATCTTGTAATGCTGTTACTTTATGAGGCGTCATTGGTTTTAACCGTATAACACCCCTTTCTTCTATAATAACTTCTTCTGTCGTTGCTGTCGCCAAGTCGATCATTTCAACTTTAATGCTACCAGACAATACAGTCCAAGTTTCATCCTTTTCTTTATGAAAGTGCATAGACGATGTCGAACCTTCTTTATCAAACTGTAAAACTTTCATACAATACTTGTCGTTAGATTCAAGAATAATCTCTCTGCCCCAACCCTTTTCAATCATTTCCATAATATATCTCCTTTAAGGTACTACAACCTGATTTATTCTAAATAATGGGTTTCCGTCGAAACCCATTCCTTTCTCTATATGGCCCGTATGAAAAATATAATTTGGATACATCACCAACCTATTAAATTTCATAGGAACTGTTTTTATATATTCCCACTGACCTGTAGACTCTGTTACATAATTATCTACCATTTTAATTCTATCTCTAAATTCTGAATCTGGCTGCTGGGTTCCCTCGAACTTAAAAAAGGCCGTGCCTCCTGCACATTCGTCATCTGTATTCATAGTTATAATAGAGGCAACGCCAGCCCTTCCTACAACAAACTTCCCTTCACGTTGAGCGTTTAAAAAATCTTCAACCATACCATCAACGTGAGGAACTTTAGTTCCGTTTGGAATATTTAGTAAGTCTTGCTCTCTAATTATATTACCTGCAAACGATTGACATTCAAAAGATTCTTTAAATGCTTCGTAACTGTGGTTTTGATATCCTTCCATAAACTTTGTTATTATATCATAAAACACATTAGTTAAAGGTCTCATATCTATGTTACATGCCACCTTTCTTCCTAAAGCAGAATGACAAACGTTTGGTCTAAGTGTACTTGGTATGTCTAGCAATAACTGCCTAACTTTTTCTGGATGTTTATAAAAATTATCTATGATGATTGCTTTATATAATCCAATATCTTCTATTTTAATGTCTAATTTTTCATTGACTTCGAATATTTTAGACTCATCTATTGTTTGTATATTCATTTGTTGTACCAATTAATATTAATAACCCATCTATGTTTTGTGTTTGTCGCCAAAATTCCACTATGTAGTAAATACCCAGGGAATACTATTAATCTGTTTGCGACACATTCAGTATATATTCCATTTTCAAAAATAGTTCCTCCGTCGGAATCGTTTAAGAACAAAATTGCTGTCCACCACGGTCCAATATTATCGAGTAAAAAATCTGTATGAAACCCAGTAACATAATTTTTACTGGAATTGTATGTTTGGTTGATTTTAATCCTTAACGTTTCATCAAAATTAAACTTTTCTTGAACTTTTTTTATTAATTTCCCAACATACTTTTCTTCAAAATCAATCTCATTAATTTTTTTAAAACTAAGGTCGTCATCTACACTAATTAATTGTGTATTATTTAATTCTGGAACAGATTCCATATTTAAGTTATCTGCTAGTACATTATGAACATCAGCATAATATTCCCCAGTAATAGTCGATATAGTTTGCCACCTGTGTTCTATATTGGTTATCTCATCAAACACCCCATTAAACATTTCTTGAGGGAGAAAGTTGTCGATAACTGTTATATTATTATAACCCTCATCATCGTATTTTTCTACTAAGACACTCTTATCTTTTATTGATATCTGTTTCATGGAAATAAAAGTTGATTAATTCTATAAGTAGAGTTTCCGTCAAAATTCATATTTTCTGTTATATGGGGATGATGTAATACCCAATTAGGATACATTATAAACCTATTCCATTTCATTTCAACCGTTTCTAAAAGTTTCCAATCCCCAATAGAACCTGTCACCCAACCATTATATGGTTCTTTGTCTGTTCTTTTTAGCTTTTGTGGTCTATCGTTTTGACTAACAGTTTGTTTTCCTTCGAATGAATAAAACGAGGTTCCTCCGGCACATTCTTCTTGTGTGTTTAGATACACAATTCCGGCAAGACCTCCTTTATTTTTATCCATAGTATTCTTCTTATCATCTACAAACCCCTTATCTCCATCAACATGTGGCACTCCCCACGAATGAGTTCTTCCTTTAATTTGTTGCTCATATGTCAATATATTACTGTTAAAATTACACCATTGGAATGTATTATATACAGATTCGAACGTCCAATTACGAGCATGTTCATAATTTGTAGTAGCAACCCAGTGCCAAAATTTAGATAAGTTTGATAGATCCAAAGACACCTGTGTTCTGTAACCTTGTGTTCCTCCAGTGACAGATTGTATTTCCGTTGGGGGTATTGTTAATATTAGGTCTCTAA